CTACGGTTGGTTGATGGGCTGCGTTTGTTCTGCTTCCGAGAGCGACCCCTAGAAGCAGTGTAGGATTTCTTCGAGATGAGTTTCCCATCCCTAAAATACATCCTTCGCCCATTCTTTCCTTTTCGCGTATAAAGTCCCACTGGCATAATCCTTAAAGCAACTTCCATTATATAACCGTTTAGCACTAGCGAAAGTTAACTTTTAATAGCAAAACTCGAATAAGGCTACGATGAGCGACAACTCAAAGTTTAGTTTTGGTAGCATTCCCGTTATGCGAGAAGTACCACCAGGCATGGATGCCAGGTTCCGATTTACGGGACCAGGCAAGATAGTAGAGACGGAACAGTATGGAGAGAAGCTTTCTTTCCCTATATCTCTTTCTTTCCACCCCTCCTATGATACCCTAGCTCCTCTACCTGATAACGTAGTGGACAGGGATAAGAAAGAAGCAGAACTCAAAGGACAGACCATAGAGTGCAACTGGCAGACCAAGTGCCAAAGTGCCAAACAGTTAATGAAACAACTTAACGAACAACCAGGGGACAAGTTCCAAAAGGAATTGAAACAGCACTATGAGAAATCAGAATGGCAGTTAACTAGGTTCGATACTGGTGCATACTGGCTAGAGGTATTGTTTCCATGATGTTCAGGTGCTGGCGTTGTGGTACTTGGGGACTTAAAATTAAACATGTTTGTAAAGAATGCTGGAAGGATAACATAAAAGTGATTCACCAATTAGCTAAAGAAAAGAGTTACCAATGAAGAGACGCTGTAATATCTGTCTACGGAATGTAGATCACTTGCGCACTAATAGATATAATGAATACTTAACAATCTGTTTCGATTGTCAAAAGGTCATTAAGAATCTTTAACCTAGTCTCTACAGTCACTTTTGTTTAGAAGGACTGGGAGAGGTTGAGGAGGTGGTGGGATAGCAATGGGTATTAAAAGGGAGTTTAGGGCGTTGCTGTGGCGTTATTTGGCATTATTTGGCCAATCCAAGGCCTTTCAATGGCGTAACAGTGGCATCGGTCGGGTTTTCTGCTGCTTTGTTAAGTATCGGTAGTAATTTACTAGCAGCAGCTTGCACATACCAGGGAGATCCCTCAAGTTCTTTAGCCATACTATGCATAATCGACAACTGACCGCCCTCATCAGTCTTACTCAGTTCCTGAGCAGCGTTACCCATGGCTCCATTCCAGAAATTTTTAAAACTATCTCTAGCTTGAGGCAACATAAATTCCTCGAAGTCAATCAAAAGTTGTTCTCTGATTTTAGTAGTGATAACTTCTAAGGATGATAGTAGGGTTTCGTCTGATTCCGAACTATTCAACCAGGTCTCTATATTTTTTCTAGTCCTAATGGGAATCCACCAGGTGTAAATTACCAGGTATAATCCGAAACTAAGAAACCAAACCAAAAAAAACATTTGGTCTGTCATTATAATTTGTCCTTTACATAATCTGCAGAAATTTTATATCCTTTTTGAGCCATACATGAAGTAATCCAGAACGCACCACCTAATCTATATCCGAAGTCACCACCAGGTATCTCCTTTTTGGCATTATTCCTACAGTCCTTTAATGCAGTTTGAAAATCGTGGGATGCTTCTGTTACCGGATCGAAAGTTTCTGTTATATCTTTTTTGGCTTCGTCCACCATAGTCTGGATAAACAACTTAAGATTTTCAGGAAGAGTAATAATTGCCTGACTAAGAAAATTTATCATGTCTAAAGCCTCATCAGTTTTGTCATACATTGCAGCCAGGACAATTCCTCTAGGTAATCCTAAATCAATTGCAGGGATAATTTCAGCTATTGCAATTAAATTATTCAGGGCTTCGGCTTTCTTATCTACTTTTGATATTGCTAACCAGGTAACCCCTTGAATGATAGGAGTAAACGCCTTGACTACTTCAGGGATAATAATATCCCATGGAATATCCTTAGGTGTAACTTTTGCCATAGTCGCTCATTATACGATTCTCATAAATGCTGTTTGAATATCAGAAGATCCGCCACTGCTATTAGTAATCTTAAATTGTAATACCTTTTGATTGGCTAAACTTTCATTAATGGAATATATATTCCAGACATCCGCCACCACTGTTTCATTATCATCCTTAAACAAATCCTGCATAACTTGTCCACCTTCACGCCTTCCATAGTTTCCTCGTAGTAGGGCCGCAGCATTAAGGGGACTTAAGCCTCCAAAAGATATATCGTCAGGACCCATTACCGCATGAATAGCGTAAGCTCCGCCATTAGTTGGCTTAATGGCAATAAACAGATCTGAATAACCTGTCATATCCAGGGGCCACGTACCATCTGCATTTTTGCTAGGGGTTATAATCGTTACACCGTTAGCTATTCCTATATCTGTCTGAATACTACCGAATAGCGCATCACTGGAGACTATACCTCTCCAGGTTCCTGTTTGATCTATGAATCCAGTGTCAACTATTGCGGTTAGTGTTTGACTGGCTGTAATACTACTGTCTATTGGTTGATCAATCAACCCTTCTGCTACTCTTTCAGACCAGGGTGCTATAGACTTTCGAGGCATGAAAATTATTCTAGCTGCAAAGTAACTACGGCTGACACAGTTGCAGCGTCCGTTACTGCTAAAGCGATTTCCATAGAATTTCCAGATACAACACTGAGATTAGTATCATATGTGATAGAACCTAGTGCAATAGCTCCCATTACTGGTTCACCTGCAAATACTGCGGATCCATCTCTCATGGAATTCCCTGACAACTGAACTAGTGGTACGTATTCTTCTGATCCATCTGCCGTGGTTGAGATTGTTATTTGTTTTACTGCTGACACATTCGAGGGTATTACAAAACTCGAACTAACCGAGCTTGCTGCCAAATTATCCATTGCCTGGAACGATGTCGTTGCTGCTAGTTGTGATTCACTTCGTGAAATTACGATGCTCATATTTATTTCTCCTTATTTTATATCCTGAAAAAAAACTTATTTCCGCCGAGACGAACATTAGGGAACCACTTTCTAGCAATTCCACCAGCAGTGGCGAGTACTATCGCACTTGACAAAACTGATTTACCAGTTTTAGATGTAACCAGGTCAACTGCATTCTTTGAAAAGGTTGTGAATGCCAGGTTTACGTTTCCGTCTAAAGCATCCTTGATTACTCCACCAGTTGTTAGCGCTCCAGCTCCAACTGATACACCGGTGTTAAGGTAATTAGCGATGCTAAGTCCAGCGCCCATTCCAGTCACACTAGGGTGGGGCATTGCAGGTTTTCGATATCGTGCCATGTTGTTCTTTCTCCTTGGATTGCCAGTGGATCTCCTACGGTTGGTTGATGGGCTGCGTTTGTTCTGCTTCCGAGAGCGACCCCTAGAAGCAGTGTAGGATTTCTTCGAGATGAGTTTCCCATCCCTAAAATACATCCTTCGCCCATTCTTTCCTTTTCGCGTATAAAGTCCCACTGGC